AGGGTTTTTGTTATCGACCGTACCGACACTTACATTAAAATTATTAGATAATTCTAAATTAAATTCTTTTCCTCTTTTCATACCTTTAATATAGTCAAATATTATTAAAAGTCAATAGATAAAAAAAGCCTCATTGAGGCTTTATATTTATTTTTTTACTATAGTAAAAGGTAGAAATAAGTAATATAAGAAAAAAACAATTGCTTGAATAACTACCCATAGCATTGTCGCTTTTATCTTGAATGATTTTAATTTCTCAACTTCTATTATAAGTTCTTTTAATTGTGTAGGTGAAACGACTTCATCAAGTTTTTTCTTCCATTCAACAATAGATTCCATATCCCTTATTGGCATAACTTCATCTACTTCTTTTTTCCATTCTTTTAAAATATCCACACCTTCTTTAATAGCGTTAATTTTACCAACTTCATCACCAATCTCTTTTAATTGTGTTTTGAATTCATCCTGACCCTTAACAATAGTATCCAACCTATGCACTATTAACTCCCAATTCACTTCACTCATATTAATTATGGTATTTTTTTAATTCTGTTATTTTTATAATGTCCGATATAAAATTCTCTTCTATATAGGTAAGTTTAGATAATTTATCTTTTACTTTTAATAATTTGGTGTTAATCTCTGAATCATTTTCATCTAATTTAGAATCAATTAAATTAATACATTCGTTAACAGTAGTTTTAAATGTTTCTTCTTTATTAGTTTTTATAATAGTTTTTAGTATATTATAATCACCTTCATTCATTTCAGAATATTTTTGATTAAATTTATGTATAGCTAATTGACATACATTCTCACTAACTAATTCCTCAGGTTCAATTTCTACATTTGATTTTATATGGTTTAAAACAAAATTAAAAGATTCAACTATCTTATCGATATTATTAGGGTTTCTATTCTTATTATTCTCAATAAGGGTACCTATATTTTCATTAAGCTCTTTAAATTTATAATCACTTTCTAATAAATTTATATTATCACCTATTAAAGAAACTAATTTTTTATTTTCTTCGGCTATAGTATTAACATTAAAATTATTCATTAATTGAATATTTTCTTTAATGTATTCACTAGTCTTTATATCATCCCAATTATTACCACATTTATCAGATATATTTTTATATATTAAATATTGTGTTTTTAGAATTTTACTTTCTTTTATAGTTTTTAAGTATGTCTGAAAAGCTTTTTTCTTAGAAGCATCTTTTTTAATGAATGACTCTAATAAAATCTCACTAAACGCATTATTAATATTCCCAAAGTTATACATAATTTTCATTTATTTATAAATATTAAAAAATTCAATAAAACACTAAACTTCTAACATTTTATCTATATCATTTATCATATTATTAACACCTTCGTTAATTTTAACGGTTTTATCATATATTTTTGTCTTTGGGGTATAGCTAATGTTCTCTCCAATTACACTATTTAATAATTTATCCATAAATAATGTATTGTATTTACTTACTCTAATTTGCGCTTGTTTATTTAATATTTGTTTTCTCTCAGTTAATATTTTATTACTTTTTCTAACAAAAGACTCTTCACCACCAAATTCAACTGGTCCACCCGATTCACCACCGGCCTCACCAGATTTATCAGTGGATTCAGTATTTTCGTCACCTCCATTTTCAGCATCACCAAAATCCATTTCCTCACCACCAAAATCAGAACCACCACCGAAACCGCCACCACCGGTTCCACCACCTGATTCGCCACCAGCTTCAGAACCTTCTTCATCAGTAGTTTCTTGTTGTCTTTCTTCTTCTGGTATACCGTATATGTTATCAATTTTATCGAATAAGCCCGTATGTTTAATAACTTTAGATGTAGCCTCCAACTCAGCGGCCGCTGCTTTTTCAAGTCTTTGTTCTAATAAATCTTGTTTAATTTCATCATTAGAGAATCCTAGTATATCCCTTTTAGCACGAGTCATTGACATCGGACCAAAACCATTACCAGCATCTCTAACAGCTTCAACATAAAGACTAACTTTTTTCTGTAGATGTTCTACTTTAAGCATTTCAGCCTGTGTTGATGGATTATTTAATGTTAAATTGAAATTATCTAAATCATCTTCGAAACCTAACATATATAAATGTATAATGGCTATTTTATTTAATTCCATTATTATAGCTTGCTGTATTCTATTAACAGTCCTAGAAAATCTAATATCCTCTAATGCTAAATTATTACCGTCACCTGTAGCCTCATCAAAACCTAAGAATGTTTTTGGTACTCGTAATGCAGTAACTAATTTACTTTGTAAATATTTAATATCCGCTATTTGGTCAAGATTAGAAGCTCCCGGTAATGTATCAATTGGGTTTGGTGCTGTTTCACTCCTTACTGGTATGAAAAAATCTTGGTCATAAGCTAATTGATTATATCTTAAATCCATTTGACCTGTTTGTGGGTCAACAATGGGTGCTCTTTTAAATTTATTAGCAATTTGATTTACATATGCCGGTACATCAGCATCATCGATATTACCAACATACACTTTATATACCCTTCTTTCAGGTGCTCTGGTAACACGATAAACCAACATAGCATCTTCAGATAAAATTAATTGTTTCCATATACGTCTAGCCTTCTCTAGTACAGAATTATGTACTACAATACCATTAGCAAAGAAATTGTGATTTTCATTCTCAACATATATGTCATATGTTTCAAAATCGCCTATTTCTTCAATTGATATTATTTTTTCTATTAAATAATTATCGTTAGTTCTATTTATATTATCTAATTTCTTAGCTTGTTCATTATATGAATCATAAAATGTTATATAATACGAATCATTAATTTCTTTAAATGTTCTACCAAGAATACCTTTACTGGTTTCCTTTCTATTCCTACTACCAATTTTACCACATTTATACCCTAATCTTTGTAAAAGAATTTTAATATCTTTAACTAATTGTTCATTAGATAACTCAAAATGGAATGCTTTACAATATTCGTCCTCTGTCTCCCAACCATCAGCATCAAATAATCCAGATATAAAAGCTCTTTGTAATTCAACATCACATTCAAAAACCCATTTAGGTATTCTTTTTTCATTAAATTTACCACTAAAACCTAATCTCATTAAAATTGTTTTAAATAATTTAGAATGTATTACAAATTGTTTATTTTCAATCATCACACCATCATTACCAGAATATTTCTGTAATAATTTTATATAATAATCATTTATAACATCATCAACCCCCAATGCAATTGCTAAAGACGGATTATGTGTATGTAACCAACCATCGCCAATTAAAAAGCCTATTAACTGAGCTAATTCTTCATTAACATAATCCGGTATCAATTCTTCACAACGATTAAACCAACCATTTTTATTTTCTTCGGGGAAACTTTTATCGATACTTATCTCTTTATCCGTGGTTATTTTTTTGTCAATTATTAACAAATCACCTAATTTTAAATCCTTAACATTTTTATAAATAAATTCATTATTACTTAATACCATAATTCTATGTTCTTCCGAAGCATCAAAATAGTTGTGTTTGGTTGATACTTTATAACATGTTTTAACACCAGAATTAATCTTATCTAAAACGGGTGATAATACCTTACTTTGTGTCTTTTCATCAAATGACCAAACTAAATCACCTTTTTTAATATCCTTTATTTCAGTTATTGAATTTTCGGTTGTTATTCTTGTATCACCTTTTAAGCAAGTTCCGTAAGGTAATTTTCTATCATCAACAAGTAATCTAAAATGAGCTATTTGCCAAGAATTAAATTCAACATTTCTACCTTTTAAATAAAATTTAACTTTGTTATCATATTTCTTTTCTTTACCGTCATTACCTATAATACCACCACCAAGTGAACTGATAAAATCATTCTCACGTCTTTCCATTTCGAAGTTTGGCATTTGTCTAGCACCAACAACACCAGCTTTATCGTCTATATTCAAAAATAGAAAATTATCACCATATTTAACGGTATTTCTAGTCCACATAGGTAAAGACGTATGTATATCTAAACGATTAAAAAATAAATCTTCTAATATACTTTTAACTCTAATACTATCAGAATATATGTTTATCAATTTACCTTTATCATTAGGTGTTGTAGCTTCTTCAGCCATTATATCTAATGCTGCTGAAATTTCAGGATAAAATTCCATTGCTTCATAATCAGAATAAGCACCAACTCTAGTCGTCTCATAATGAATAGATTTTTGATACATCTCATTATCAACCTTTTGCCATTGATTACTCAGATATGCATTTTGTAGAGCTTGTTTTTTAGCTTTATCGTATTCGCCCTTATCGGTTGTTCTTATTAATTCGGTTGAATTAATATTATATCTATTAGTATCTGATTTTGGTACATTAAAACCTTCAGGTCCGAATAAATTATTTAACCTTTGAAATATTGTTTTTTCTTTTGTATTATCCATATTCTTTTTTTATATTATAAGCAATAAAACAGTAAAATAAATGCTATTTTACGTAATTACATGCTACATACGCATGATATGTAGTAATACCATCCCTAACAACATATTTTGTTATTTTATCTTCACCTTTAACAGCATGAGCAATAGCAGTACAAAATTCACCTTGAACCCCCTCTTTAAATTTTTTTTGTTCTAAAGTATTATCAGGGGCCCATTTATATAAACCACCACCACTAGTTTTCCTCACGAAAACTTCTTTACCCTTTAAACTCATATTACTTTTATTATAAATATTATCTCATACCACTAAACAACCATAAAAATTCACCCTTAGGGTCTTGCATATTTTTAGATACTATAGAATTAAATTTTGGTTTAGGTAATGCAGATATACTTCGACCACCAGAAGGTACAAAACCACCTGTTTCTGTTTCATCCTTAGAAGAACCCATAACCCAACTATCTAGCATAGCCTTTGTTTGTTTTTCTAATCTCTCTAAATTTTTAAATGAATGTTCTAATACCCATAAAGCCATTCCTAATGACATAAGTAAATCATCATGGAATCCTTCCATATGGTCAGGTCTACCACTCTTGTATACAAATGTTTTCATTTCAGATGTTAATCTACGTGACCTAATCTTTATTAAATTTTCTCTAATTGAACGTTCTAAATGAGCTACTAATGTTAAACGACTGGAACCAACATTAAATCCCGGTATTTTATCACCGTCTTTAGCAAATTTAGCTAACTGAGCTTTATTTAACAACAATTTACTTTTAGGGTCATCATAATGCAAATATTTATAATCCATATCAAGTAATTTAAGGACAGTTGCAACACCCATACCACCAGTTATATCGACTACCGTATATGCCTTATATAAATTACCATATTTAAAAACTAATTCACCTAGTAAATCTGGTTGAACTTTACCCTTATATTCCATTACTTGTTCCATAGTCGTAAAATCAACTATAACAATGGTCGATGAATCTTCACCATCACCCCTAGATACATCGCAATTATGTGTTGTTATATGGTGGCACATAAATGTATGTGTATCACATTCAAAATTATGAACATTACCACTAAATTTACTTTTAATTATATCTTTAATTTTAAAATAAATAAAATCTTTAGAGGTATCAAAATGGCATGAACTAATAATTCGTTTATTTATATTTGAAAATTCAGATAAATTAAATTTATTTAATTTATTGTCATTTTCTTTATAAATTAGATTTATTAATTCTAAACTATCATAGTTAGCTAAACATAAATTATATGCTTTTTTTTGTTGACAGTCCACACCACGTATTTTAGTTGTACCAGCGTCACGTAATTTATTTAATGAAGAAACTACACCAAGTGAAAAAATAATATCCTGAATAGATTCTAATAAACTTAAATTAACACTAACGAAACTAACTTTAGAATTAATTTTATTATTTTTAATAGTTTTAACCCAACAACCATCGCTATCGAAATAACCCCTAATTAATTCTTTTTTATTCTCTGGTAATATAAACTTAACCCATTCAGGTATTTGTTTACCATATGAATACTGTCCAAAATTTTCTAATATAAAATAGTATAAAAATTTTGAATTAAATACAACTTCAAATGTAGTACCTTTATCTATAAATGACGGTGAACGATTGAATAAACGTTTAATAATATTTTCAATTTTTTCAATATATTGATAATGTACTTTATCAAAACAAATAGAAATACTGTAAGAATAACCATTTTTACCTAACCAACCATCACCTAACCACATACCAATAAACCACCAAAAATCAGTGTCATTTAAAGGTGAATCAAATTCAAAGTCACATCTAACAACCTCAGATATATTCCATCTATTAGTTAAATCATTTATTACATTCTTACGATAAATATTAGGAACCTTAACCCAATCACCGACTTTAACATCACTAATTTTTTCATAATTAAAATCAAAATCCCAATATCGTTCATTAAATTTATATTCGTTATGTTTTTTATTATAATTACGTTTTAAGTTTGGTTTACTAATTAAAATTGGGTGTTCTTTAGTAAAAGTTGTTGTTCTGAATGTATTATCGACTTTAACTTCAAAAATATCTTCATCTATTACCGTATATGTTTGACAACTATCTATATCAACATATTCACCATTTTCATTTATTAATTTATCATCTAATAAAATATCTTCAACATTTTTCAACCCACTATCAGTCAATACTTTTTCACCGGGTGGTAAGCAGCCCATAATATATTGATGACCTTCTTGTGGTTCTTCCCAAATCCAAAACTCATCTTCTTTACCATCCAAAAATTTTGGTTCCATAACGAAATGAGTTTCATGATATTGAATATATTCATCACTAATAACATTACCCCCTGAACCGATAAATGAAACATCTAATTCTTGGGCAATCATCCTAGCATTACCGTTCATATTTCGACACATTGTTTCGTACCAATTTGAAGTAGGCTTAAAACCATCCTTTATCTTCTTTTCATAACTCTCAAATGTAAATTCAATCTCGTCTATAATAATAACACCTCGGTCTTCTTCATCCTTATGCCATTTAAGGTCTTTATTATACCTTAAATCTTCATACCAATGCATCTCAATAATATGAAAGTCATTCTTTTTAGTTTTAGCACCTTCATATGTTGTATAATACAATTTATCCATACCATTAGGGGTAGAAACTAACATAGCGTGTCCACCAGTACCCAATGCGGTAAGTGCGGCATTAAATACTTCCTCACCATTATCTATAAATGCAGCCTCATCCATTATTAAATAAGTTGGTGTAAAACCACGTAAAGCATCTTTAGATGTTGCTACAGCCTTAATCTCACATCGGTTAGGTAATATTAGATAACCTTTACTATTAGTTAAAAATATGGACTTTTTTTCTTTTTCTGACGTACCATAATATTCGTCACCCCAAACCCAACGTGGTAATTGTTCTAAGAAATCTTTTACCTTACTTAAAAATTCTTGGGCCATAGTTTGCTTATTAGCTAATATAAGAATTTTTTCCGGATTTTTAGGGTCACCAAAACCGGTTTTAATAGCTAAATAAGCAGCAGTCGTAGTACTGACACCCGCCTGTCTAGGTTTAGTTACAATATTGAATCTATATTCTTCATAAGCGTCAATAATTTCTTGTTGTCTTGGGAATAGCATGAATGGAACAAAACCCTCTTGGGTTTTATCAAATGTTTGTAAAAAATGTTCTATTGCATATTTTGGGTCTGATAAACACTTAACAAATTCATGTAATATTTCTTGTCTCGTTAACATATTCTTTTATTTATAAATATGTTAACTAAAAGTAATTTTACTTGACTTATACGATATTTATATGTATTTTTGTTTTTATATATAATATATACACATAAATTATTTAAAAATATAAAAAATTCAGAAGAATTTAGTGAATATTACATACAACCACAAGACAATAATAAATTAGTTATACCGAAATTAATTAAAATAAGTTCGTATGAGTAAAAAAAGTGAATTCTCACTTATAAAGGCTAAAGAAATTCATGGTGATAAATATGATTATTCACAGGTTATTTATAATGGGAACAATGTACCGGTTAAGATTATATGTCCAATACATGGTTTATTTGAGAAAAAACCTAATACACATATTAGTGGGAAGCAAGGTTGTCCAAAATGTGCTTTAAAGTCTAGCATAGATAAGCGAAGTGGGACTTTGGGAGATTTTATTAAAAAAAGTAAATTAATACATGGTGATAAATATGATTACTCATTAGTTGATTATGTTAACAATTATACAAAGGTTAAAATAATATGTTCAATACATGGTGAATTTGAACAAAGCCCCAACAAACATTTGGATGCTAAACATGGCTGTCATATATGTGCTAAAGAATTAATAAAAGAAAAGTTAAATAGAAATAATTATAATTTTATAATTGAAGCTAAGAAAATACATGGCGATAAATATGATTACTCTAACATTACCTATATATTCAATAGGAACCCCATTAAAATAATATGTCCAGAACATGGTGAATTCAGTCAAAAACCAAATGACCATTTACAAGGTAATGGATGTATTAAATGCGGTATAGATTCATCCGCCAATACTAGAAGTATGGGTATTTCAAATTTCATTAAAAAGAGTAAATTAATACATGGTGATAAGTATGATTATTCAAAAGTAGAGTATGTTAATAACCATACTAATGTAGTAATAACATGTATAAAACATGGTGAATTTAAACAAACACCCGATTGCCATCTAAGGGGTCAAGAATGCCCAAAATGTAATTCAAATATTTCTAAAAAAGAAATTGAAGTTCTTGAATACATCAAATCAATATATTCGGGTATTATAATTACCAATGATAAAAAAATATTAGAAGGTTCTGAGTTAGATATCTATTTACCAGATATTAAATTAGCTATTGAATTTGATGGATTATATTGGCACAATGAACTTAAAAAACCAATTAATTACCATTTAGATAAAACTAAAACATGCCTAAAACAAGATATTAAATTAATTCATATTTTTGAGGATGAATGGGATTTTAAACCCGATATTATTAAATCAATGATTAGGAATAAGATTGGATTAATTAAAAATAAAATATATGCTAGGAAATGTATAATTAAGGAAGTTAATATTAAAGATAGTAAAGAATTTTTAGATTATAATCACTTACAAGGAAATGTTGTATCCAAATTAAAACTTGGGTTATACTATAATGATACTTTAATTAGCTTAATGACCTTTAATGAGCCTAGGAGTGCTAAATCTAATGTTGACATTGACTATGAATTAAATAGATTTTGTAATAAATTAAATATTAACGTTATTGGTGGTGCTAGTAAATTATTAAAATATTTTATTAAAAAATATAAACCTAAAAATATACTTAGTTATGCTGATTTGAGATGGTCAAACGGTGATTTATATCAAACATTGGGTTTTACTGAGATACATCGTGGAAGACCAAATTATTTTTATGTTATAAATGGTAGGAGATACAATAAAGGTGGTTTTAGAAAAAATAAATTACTTAAAATGAAGTTTGATATTAATAAATCAGAACATGAAATAATGTTAGGAAATGGTGTATACAGAATATATGATTGTGGTAAAATAAGGTTTGAGCTTTCTATATGAATTGAGCACCATAATTTTGTGTTATAAATTCTGACTCGTGCATCATTGAAGTATTCAATTATCTATTACCGGGATTATCAGAATAAAGTAATTCAAATGACTTATAATTATTTAGATTATTTATCGAATCTAAATATAGTGTATTAAAATAATTTAAATCGGTATTTGATGATGATATAATAATCTTTAAGTTTTTACTCATAGGGTAAATAGATTGTAAACAATTTTGTAAATCTATTACATATGCAGCTTCGGTAATATGTAATATATTTATAGTTCGGGCCCTAAATACACTTGGATTACATGAATCACATTCAATTATAGATTCATTAGGTAGAATTATTTTATCATTATTTATAACTGTAAACACTTGATTTATACTAGCATAATAACGTTTTATTAAATTTAAAATATCATTAGCTATTCTCTTAGTGCTAGCTAATATCAATATATTACATTTTGATTCTATAGCCTTAACGGCTAAATGAATTGATGTTAATGTCGATTCACCAGATTGTCTTTCTTTTTTAATTATTAAGTTATCATATTGTTCTAGATAACTTAATAATTTTAACTGATTTTCAGTAAATACGTCAAAATTATTAACTGACGACAAAGCCATCAATTTATACAATTCAATATCGATAGGTTTATTAATAAAACTAAAAGTCTTATTTAAATTTATTTGTTCTTTTCCCCAAGGCATATTCATAATATAATACAACCTAAAAAAAAGTCAATAAAAAAACCCACCTAAGTGGGTTAAATTTTATAATCCGAAATTACTTAAATCTATATCATCTAACTCTTTTGGGTCAGTTATATATCTCTTAGAATCCATTGCCTTATCAAAATCTTCCTTTTGTAAGTCAGTTTTAACCTCCTTAACAATACCACCAACTCTTTCTTTACCAGCTTTAGTACCAGACATTATTTCTCGCATTGTCTCATTAAATTCATTTACTGGTAATGCGGCTAATTCAGAATAAACGTGATGTTTAAGACCGAAATCTTTAGGGTCAATTAATTTGGTAAATCTTTCCCATAAAGCTGGGCCCATTCTCATATCCCAAGGTTCAGCTTCAACGTAATCTGCTTTTCCTATAACATATTGTCTAGTTTTTTCATCTTTAGGTAAACCATGAGATGATAATAATTCCATAACACCTTTAACTAATTCATGTATTAACACTGGGAATACATAAGCTTTTGCTTCGATAATTGGTCTTTCACCTTCTTTTGTTGGGAATTTAACTCTAACAATACCACCAGCTTTTGAATTATCTAATGTTGGATTAGTATAATACATATAATCAGCAGCCGACATTAATTTACCATATTTATTTAACAATCTAGGTTCCAATGCTGTTAATTCATCATCTTTAGCGTGAAACATATGTGTACTTTTTTTGGCAGCACCTTGTATCATAGCATTTAAAAATCTTCTTTTAGATACTTCATTATTAGTATCTTCTAAACTCTTATGATTATCAAATTCCATTTCTTCAACTGGATTTTTTTGAGTACCATCTAGAGTAATTTCAGGTGTTAATTCTAGAACGAATTCAACATCATTAGCATCGATATCAAATTCTTCACGAATCATCTTTTCAGCTAATAGAATTAATTCCTTTTTATGAGGTGCCTCAAGTTTCATACATTCTTGAATCATACCACCCATATTACGAATTAAATAATTATCGTTGATAGTTTCCATATCAAAATTTCTTTTAACTCTACCGACAACATCTTTAAATCTACCATCCATGATTTCTTGACTAAATTTATCATGTGGAAAAATTGAATGTCTACCAAGTGAGGTATTATGTGTTTTTAATTCATCCTCAATAGCTGGATGCATTCTTTCTGTATAAGGTTGATTAACGTCAGTCTTATTTTCATTAATACTAGTAACCTTACTTTTTGCAACGGCTTTAAGTATTATATTTTTCATTTTATCGTTATCCATTATGTTTTATTTTAAAATATCTTTAACTTTAATCTTAGTAATGACCCTTGTATCCCTAAGTACTGTTTCAATTAATTCTTGTTTAGTCATTTTAGGTTTAATTGATTCACCTAAAGTATAACCCGGTTTATCTTTAAGTGCTTTAACACATTTTTCCCATTTAGCATCACCACTTTTACCACCAGTTGATTTAGTACAAACAGCATAAATATCATAATCACCACCCGTTTTATCTTCAGACTCATCAACTACATTCAAATTAACTTGTGCATCTGGATTTTGGTCTTGTACCTTTTTAACAGTATCGGCCGCATTACTAGTATCACCACTTGAAGTAATATTAATAACTTCTTGGTCTTCTTTTATTTTATTTTTCATTTTTAACATCTTTTATTTCTAATATTATATCTTTACTATATAGTGAATCTTTAACTGATTTCAATGAATCACCAAAGAAAAATTTAAGTCTAAGTTCTGGATACTGTTCGTAATCATCTATATTTTCCCATCCCAATCCTATTACACCATCGATAGAATCATAAACACAAAACACATCACTATTTTGAATCACATCAAATTTAACTTCAGTCAAAACTTTACCAACACACATAATAGAACCTTTATATGGTGGTGTTGGCCTACCAGATGATGGTCTTACATCCCAGTCAGCACCTTCGACATTTTCAGTTGTATCAGAGAACAGGAATTCATAAATATATTCATTTTTCCAATTCTCACCAACCGGTAATATATAAATTAATTTTAATTGATTAGAATCTGAACCCATTACGAAATATTATTTAACATTTTTTCAATTTCACCCTTTTTACATGGGAATTTTTTATTAAGTTCGTTAGCACATTCAATAAAAGCGTCTTTTCTACCTTGTAATGTTTTAGGTAATTCTTGTCCGTTATACCAATCCACAAGTAATGTATCGGGGTGTTTCTCCCACCAGTTATTTTTAGGTTCTATTTTAACCGCACTCTCACTTATCGCTTTTGGTTTAGGTGATGTTTCTGGGTTAGGTATAATAGGTACAGTATAAGGTTTACTTCTTCTACTTGGTGTTGTTACTGGCTTTGTTGATGGTTTAATAGCTGGTTTAATTTCAGGTGAATTATTTAGTATATCTTCTAATGAAATATCAATATTTACATCATCACAACCACACGCAAAATTCTCTTTTAGAACATTTTTAATCATAGTTTTATCATTTTCGATAAAGTTACTAAAAATTTCATTAATTTGCAATGATTCATCGGTTTTTTTTTCATTATTTTCACCATTATTTTCTTCAGGTTGTTCTGAACCACCATTTTCATTATTATCTTCATTACCAGAAGAATTAATTTTTTTAATAATATCTTCCTTATCTTCTGTTGGCATTTCAGAAGTATGTGTAGCGGATATAACCGAATTAATTGCGAATTTTTCTAATTTAAAATCGGGTTGACCAGATTCATCACTGTAACTCCTTAATGATTGACCTAATTTACCTGAAAGTTGTTCAATAAATTTTTTAGGGTCATCTTTTTCACTAGCATCAACGCCGGCATTGAAAGGTTCTTTTTCAAATGGTTGTTTTTCATTATTAGACTCTTGTGGTGCCGGTTCATTAGATGGTTCAATAGATGGTTCACTATTAGGTTCATTTGCTGGTTCATCATAACCACCAAAACCACCTTGCGAATTATTCACAGGTGGTGTTGGATTATTATTTTGTAATTTAAGTTTAAATTTAGTCTCGTCTAGACTTTTTTTTTTAATATCTTCAGCGAAAATTGAAATCATTTTAGATATTTTTAGTCTACCTTCGGTAACCTTAATATCACATTCATCTTCAAGTTCTTTTGATTCATCTAATTCTGAGTCATCATTAGTTTCTTCTTCAACAGCTTCTCTCATGGCATCTTCATCTGCGAATACGCTAGTAGCTTCAGTTGCAAAACCGTAAGTAAATGCAGTATCCTCAGTAATTAAATTATCATTACTAAAAGTATCAATAGTATTATTTTTACCATACGCTTCATTTAAATTTATAAATTTAAGATTTAAATGTTTTATAGCTTTCGCATAACTAGGATATGCTTCAGAAGTTACATTTTGTAAACCACCGATATATTTAAAATCTTCAGCTAAGATATTTGTTACTTTATCAGTCACTTTAATAAAATACTGATGACCTTCCCTAACAATAGCATAAACTTTTTCATCTGGACCTTTCTTAGTTAACTCAATAACATAATTTTTAGTGTCATGATTAACGCTTTCACCCATTAATTCTCTCATACGAGATAATTGGTCCTTACCCTTAAGGGTTGTTGGGTTAACTATATTTTCTTTAAACATAATGATTTTTTATATAAGTTTATTTTATTATAAATATGTGAATATCACTTAAAAGTTATATATTCTTATAAATTATATAATCTCTTATTTAACGTACCATCTACATCTCCTATATGGATGGCCATTTGTATTAAATCGGGTAATCCAGTTCCATTGGCCAACATTGTATCAGCCAAGGTGTACGAATATTCAAATACGCCCGGTGTTACTTCAACTCGATTTTCATCTGACATATCGGCCAATACATAAGAATAAGTATCTAACTTAGGTACTCGATGACCATCTGAATCATAATGAATAGCTAATACATCTATCTTAATCACCTTATTATCTTTATCATTTGAATAAGATGTATCATATATATTACAAGTTAAACCCGAATCGGCTGGACAGGGTTTGGTCATCGTATAAATGGGTTCATTAGTATAAGAAGGTATTGGTATTACCGGTTCATTATTTTGTCTTAATTCATCACATAAAGAAATAAATGAATTAATGATAGTACTACCTGTGGTACCTGATAATGAATCAACATTTATTTCTAAAAATGAATTATCCATACCAAAAATATGTAATAAAATATTACCGTTAATGTCTGCGATTATTTTTTGTGTTTTCATTTTATCTTTTTTTATTATTTATGATTGTATTCTAAAATATGGCATACCAGTAGTGAATTCACCACCCGGTTCAGCTATAGTAGCTGGTGCTGTAGTTAAAGCATTCCAAGTAGCGTTACTGGTAACTTGTATAGACCTCCATGGCTTAAGAGTATTAAAGTTAGTTGATACTGCTAAACCGGCCACATTAGCACCATTAGAACTTGTGAAAATTACTGCGTAATAATATGTACCGGCAATCAATTGACCATCAGTTACTGATGTTATAGTTGCCGAAAAATATGAAGCACTAGCCGGAACAGCATTTGAACTACTTGAAACCATTAACGTATATGGTCCACCAACAACATATTTATATATTGCAAAAATATAATTACCAGTAGATACTTGTGGCATAATAGATTTAATTGTGGTATTAGTATTTAAATACATATTTTCTATTGGTGAAAATAATGTACCTGTAACACCCCAGTTAGTGGCATTATTACCACCAAGACCTATATCACTCATATTACAACAAGCAACCGGTAATGTTTCAAGACCACTAACAGGACCGTGAAGCATATAAGACCATGAAGCGGCTGTAGTACCAGTTGTCAATATAGATGTAACATTTAAACTTCTACCAGCTGGTACATAACTTATAATATTTGACCCAGATGAATTAATTGTTAATACATTACTACCATTATTAACAATTAAATATGGTGTACCAATAAGTAAAGTTGACACTACAGGTAACTGAATCGTTTGTGGTGCAGTACCGGTAAAATATTGATTATAAGTACTACTATTAGTTAATGTTGTGGTACCTGTAGCAGTTGTAGTTGTCGTATAACCGTCTATTAAATTATTTGTTGATGTGTTGCCAGTAACCGTTAAATTACCTGATAGTATTACACCACCAGCGGCAACAATCCTTAATCTTTCTGATAATGGGTTTGTAGCTGAACCCTGTATTTTAGCTGAAAAAATCATATCAGCTGAAAAATTTGAATCATATGAAGATATTCTTGCGCCGGGGTCAGTAGTTCCAATTCCGTCAAATGTTGTAAAATTAATTGAAGTACCAGCACCAGTACCACCAGCACTATTAATTAAATTCAAGGCCGGCATTATTGTTCCAGCTGAATAATTAACTATGTTTAATTGAGCTGGTGTTGTGTATGTAAATGCTGCGGTACCTATTTTCATATTACCACTAGAATTTATATTAATAGGGGTTGTTTGACCGATATTAAAATTATAACCGGTAGCACCAGTTGAAGTAGCGCTACCACCAACAATTTGAAATGTTTGGTAATAAGTTGAATCAGTTGAAC